GCTCATTGGGTGAGCGCGGAGCCACGGAGACGCGGGAGCCGGAGCCACGGGAGCCGCGCTCCCGGTGCCCGTGATTTTGGAGGGTTGATTTGGGTCGAGGGGGTGGGGGAGGGCCGACGGCCCAAGGGTCCAGCGCCGTAGGGTCCGCACGGAATTTTTTTATTTTTTGAATCCTAGAACCCAGTGGGTCACTTGACACACGTTCCCAGAAAACGTATACACTCACACCTACTATGGAACAAGGCAACCCTAATCCCGTAGGCACGGCTGTCGCCAGTGAACAATCCATCGAATTGCCCAACTGGCTGTCCGTGCCCGACCCCAAACCACCACGGCTCCCACAGGAGTCGCGGGAACTGCTGCACACCCAGTATCAGCAGATGTTTGAGCGCGTCATCGAACAGGTGTATCGGGGCCGAAGTTTGCAGTCACTTCTCGAAGATGACTATCGAGTGATCAGCTACGAGGATTTCTTGCGCTGGATCAAGCGTGACCCGATGCGCCATGAGCGATTCAAAGAAGCGCAAGAAAGCAGGACCGAGTTCATCGCCGGTGAGATTCTCGAGATCGCTGATGCGGAAGACAGCATCGAGGATGTGCAACGGTCCAAGTTAAAGATCGACACTCGCAAGTGGCTCATGGGCGCTTGGAACAAAAAGCGCTATGGTGAGGTCAAGCAGGTCGAGGTGGCCGGATCGATCTCGATCACTGAGGCGCTCCAGCAAGCGCAGATGCGAGTGATCGAAGCTGAAGTGATTGACGTTGAACCCAAACAACTGGAGCAGTGATGCAGCGACTCAGATACTCACCCGAGGAGGAGCAACTGCTGATGACGCAGTTGTGGAGTCCGCAGATTGCAGACAACCCAGAGACTTTCGTGTTGTTTGCGTTCCCGTGGGGTCAGCCAAACACACCGCTTGAGAGGTTCAAGGGACCGAGGAAATGGCAGCGCGAGGTGCTTCGTGAGATTGCCGAGTTCATCAAAGACAACCGAGGACGGATAAGCGCCGATGAGATGATCGATGCGTTGCGTGAAGCCGTATCGTCAGGACGCGGTGTCGGTAAATCTGCACTCGTGTCGTGGCTGATCCTGTGGATGCTGACAACTCGCATTGGCTCGTCTGTCGTGGTGTCAGCCAACAGCGAGACACAGTTGCGAACGGTTACCTGGGGTGAGTTGACCAAGTGGGCCACGATGAGCATCAACGCGCACTGGTGGGAGCCATCGGCTACCAAACTCGCACCTGCTGCGTGGTTGACCGATCTGGTTGAGCGTGACTTGAAGAAGGGCACACGCTACTGGGGCGCTGAGGGCAAACTGTGGAGCGAGGAGAACCCAGACGCATACGCCGGTGTTCACAACATGGACGGCATGATGGTGATCTTCGACGAGGCCAGCGGTATCCCCGACTCGATCTGGTCCGTGGCTGCGGGCTTCTTCACAGAGAACATTTTGGATCGCTACTGGTTGGCGTTTTCCAACGGTCGTCGCAACACTGGGTACTTCTACGAGGCGGTGGACGGCAACAAGCGGGACTTTTGGAGAAGCAGAAAGATCGACGCACGGACCGTCGAGGGCACCGACAAGTCGATCTACGAGCAGATCATCGCCGAGTACGGTGAAGACTCCGACGAAGCCCGCGTCGAGGTGTATGGGGATTTCCCTAAGTCTGGGGACGACCAGTTCATCATGCCATCAGTGGTTGAGGATGCCATGAAGCGGCCCAGGTACAAGGACATGAGCGCACCCGTGGTGCTCGGTGTCGATCCGGCCCGTGGTGGCATGGACTCCACAGTCATGGTGGTGCGCCAGGGGCGCGACATCGTGGCGATACGGCGGTTCAAGGGTGACGACACCATGACGACTGTTGGCAACGTCATCGACATGATCGAGGAGTTCAAGCCCACGCTGACCGTGATCGACGAGGGTGGCCTGGGTTACGGGATACTTGACAGATTGAACGAGCAGAGGTACAAAGTCCGTGGGGTAAACTTTGGCTGGAAAGCGAAGAACCCTGTCATGTGGGGTAACAAACGGGCTGAAATGTGGGGCGCGATGCGGGAATGGCTGAAAACAGCGGCACTTCCCCAGGACAGACAGTTAAAAACTGACCTGACCGGCCCCATGAAGAAGCCCAACTCCGCTGGCACCATATTCTTGGAGGGCAAGAAGGAAATGAAAGCAAGAGGATTGGCTTCACCAGATGCAGCAGATGCGCTGGCAGTTACCTTCGCGTTTCCTGTCGCCCACCGGGAGTACAATCCGCGCACAGATGTCCGCAGACCGATGGGAATGCAGGGTATCACAACCTCTTGGATGGGAGCGTAAATGGCAAAGAAAAGCGTGTCTCTCAGCGTTGGACGGGGCGAGAAGCTGCCCGTGTCCAAGGGAGCAGGCTTGACTGCCAAAGGGCGCGAGAAGTACAACGCTGCGACTGGTAGCAAGTTAAAAGCGCCAGCCCCAAACCCCAAAACCAAAGCCGATGCGGGTCGTAAAGCCTCGTTTTGCGCCCGAATGGAAGGTGTTGTCAAACACGCCAAAGGCGACGCGGAACGCGCCAAAGCATCGCTCAAACGCTGGAAGTGCTGATCATGGCGACAAAACCCGGACTCTACGCTAACATTCACGCTAAACAGGCAAGAATTGCCGCTGGCAGCAAAGAGAAAATGCGTAAGCCGGGGACCAAGGGCGCACCTACCGACAAAGCGTTCCGCGAGTCTGCGAAAACAGCAAAGAAAGGTAAGTGATATGCCACTCGTCAAAAGCACAGGCAAAGAAGCGTTCCGCAAGAACGTGAAAGCCGAAGTCAAGGCTGGTAAACCAGTCAAACAGGCCGTCGCCATCGCATACAGTGTCAAACGCGCCGCTGCAAAATCATCCCCGAAAGGTAAAAAATGAGCAACAAACTCGAACCCATTGCCAAACTCAACGCCCGCGAACCCAAAATGTCCGGCGCTGGTATGCCCGACCGCAACAAAGAAACCTACTCCAAGATGCCCGGTATGGGCTGTCACGGTAGCATCCCCAGCGGCACCAACGTCAAGGCGACGGTTGCCAAAGTTTTGAACAAAATCAAGTAAACCATGCCGCAAGACTACACAGGAGTCGTCGCTGCCGGTGCGGTCAGTGAAGGCGGCTCGGCCAAGGACAAAAGCGACGCGCAAGTCCTCTCGACCGCCCGCAGCCGCCTCGACATGGCGATTTCTGCGTTGTCAGAGTCGCGTGAAGACGAACTCGATGACCTGCGTTTCTATGCAGGCTCACCCGACAACCACTGGCAGTGGCCCGCCGATGTGCTGGCGACCCGTGGTGCAGTGCAAGGGCAGACCATCAACGCCCGCCCCTGCCTGACCATCAACAAGCTGCCCCAGCACGTTCACCAAGTCACCAACGAGCAGCGACAAAATCGCCCGCAGCCCAAAGTCATCCCCGTCGATGACAAGGCCGACGTTGAAGTGGCCGAGATTTTTAACGGTGTCATCCGTCACATCGAGTACATCTCCGATGCTGACGTAGCCTACGACACCGCATGCGAGAACCAAGTGGCCTACGGTGAAGGCTACGTGCGTATCCTGACCGAATACTGCGACGCTGCCACGTTCAATCAGGACATCAAAATCGGTCGCATCCGAAACAGCTTCTCGGTCTACATGGACCCGCTGATTCAAGACCCTTGCGGCGCTGATGCCCGCTGGTGCTTCATCACCGAAGACCTGCCGCGTGACGAGTACGAACGCCAGTTCCCCAACGCCTCACCTCTGACCACTTTGCAGACCCTGGGCGTGGGCGACCAGTCCATCAGCCAGTGGCTCAACGAGAACACGGTCCGTATCGCCGAGTATTTCTACATCGAAAACACCCGCGAAACGCTGAATTTATACCCTGGCAACGTGACTGCGTTTGAGGGCACTCCTGAAGACAGGATGCTCAAAAAGCAGTTCATCAAGCCCCTGAAGCAGCGCCAATCTGATCGCAAACGCATCAAATGGCTCAAGATCAACGGCTACGAGGTGCTTGAGCGGGCCGACTGGGCTGGTTCTCACATCCCCGTGATCCGCTGCGTGGGCAACGAGTTCGAGGTTGAGGGTCGTTTGTACGTCAGTGGCCTTGTGCGTAACGCCAAAGACGCGCAGCGCATGTACAACTACTGGACTTCGCAGGAAGCCGAGATGCTGGCGCTGGCCCCCAAAGCACCGTTCATCGGTTACGGTGGTCAGTTTGAAGGGTATGAGAATCAGTGGAAAACGGCCAACACGCAAAACTGGCCTTACCTTGAAGTCAACCCTGATGTCACAGACGGCCAGGGAGCCGTTTTGCCGCTTCCGCAACGTGCGGCCCCACCTCTGCCTCAAACGGGTCTGATTCAGGCCAAAATGGGCGCTTCTGACGACATCAAGAGCACGACGGGTCAGTACAACGCATCGCTGGGCCAAACGTCCAACGAACGCTCTGGCAAGGCCATCCTGGCGCGTCAGCGTGAGTCCGACACCGGCACCTACCACTACGTTGACAACTACGCCCGCATGATCCGCTACGTCGGTCGTCAACTTGTGGACCTGATCCCCAAGATTTACGACACCGAGCGCATCGCCCGCATCATTCAAGAAGACGGCGAGTCGGGCATGGTCAAGATTAACCCGATGCAGCAAGAGCCGGTCAAAAAGATCAAGAACGAGCAAGGCATCGTGATCGAAAAGGTCTACAACCCTGGCGTTGGCAAGTACGATGTCCGCGTGATCACCGGTCCTGGCTTCCAAACCAAGCGTCAAGAGTCGCTCGAGTCGATGGCTCAGTTGCTGCAAGGCAACCCAGACCTGTGGAAAGTGGCTGGCGACCTGTTCATCAAAAACATGGACTGGCCGGGTTCGCAAGAGATGGCGAAACGCTTCGCTAAGGTCATCGATCCGGCCATTATTGGCGACGACGAGGACAATCCGGCACTGGCTGCTGCGAAACAGCAGATCGAGGCCATGAACCAAGAGATGCAACAGATGGCTGGCATGCTGCAAAACGTGCAGCAGTCCATTGAAGCCCGCGACATTGCGATCAAAGAGTTCAAGGCCGACATCGAAGCCTACAATGCCGAAACCAAGCGCATTGCTGCGGTCCAGGCTGGCATGACTGAGCAACAGATTCAGGATATTGCGATGGGCGTTGTGGCCGCAGCCATGCACAGTAACGATCTGGTCATGGGACACGAAGGGCAAGAGATGCCTGAGATGCCCGTGGGTGCCGAGATGGCTCCCGAGCAACCGCCCATGATGCAACCTGAAGGGATGCCCCAATGAGTACCGCAGCCGACTTTGTAGGCACCTTGTTTTTGGCCCGCGATGTGGCTCACTCGGTGCATTTGAACACGCGCAGCTTTTCCAAGCACATGGCGCTCAATACCTTCTACGACAGCATCATCGACCACGCCGACGCGTTTGCCGAGGCGTATCAAGGTCGTCACGGCCTCATCGGGCCGATCAGCCTGATGACGGCCAAGAAAACCACCAACATCATCGAGTTCCTCGAGTCGTCTTTGGCCGACGTTGAGGAGATGCGATACAAGGTGGCAAAAAAGGAAGATACGTCACTGCAACAGTTGATCGACAACATCGTTGAACTGTATTTGACGACACTTTACAAGTTGAAATTTTTGGCATAAGGTGGATCGTCATGGCCGTCTACAACAAATTCCAACCCGCAATTGAAAACCTGTTTGAGAACATCAACGCAGGCTCTGATTCGTGGGTCATCAAACTGGCGACGGCTGTCAGCCAAGCTGCTGGCACGATTACCGAGGTTGCCAACGGCAACGGTTACACGACCGGTGGTAACGCAGCCGCTACTGTCAGTGCCACCCAAAGTGGGGGCACGTACAAACTGGTGCTGTCAAGCCCGACCGCTTGGACCGCCAGTGGCGCAGGATTTTCTTTCCAGTATGCTGTTTTGGTTGACTCGACAACGGGCACCAACGTGGCATATTGGGACTATGGCAGTTCACAAGCCGTGGCTGCTGGTGAAACCGTAACCGTGACGCTGGATGGCACTAACGGGGTCTTCCAAGCGACGTAAGTATGGGATTAGTAGCCTATCTTCTGTGCGAGGATGGCTCCTATCTTGTTCAGGAAGATGGAGGGAAGCTAGACCTTGAACCGCTTCAGTACATTGTTGTTGCAGCGTATGGCACGTACACCGTCACGGGCCAGTCTGCAACTGTCGCTAAAAACCGCTCACTCACAGCGGCCTATGGAACGTACTCGGTCACCGGTCAGAGCGCCACAATCACTCGAAGCAAGGTCATATCTGCCGCCGCTGGCAGTTATGCAGTTACAGGACAGTCTGCCAGCATCTATCGAAGCCGCGCTCTTGCAGCCGCAGCCGGTAGCTATGCCGTCACGGGCCAGGATGCCACAATCCTGCGCTCCAAAGCGCTTGCAGCCGACTCGGGCAGCTATGCCGTCACCGGCCAAAGCGCCAGCATCTACCGGTCCAAGCAGGTCACCGCTGACTCAGGCAGCTACACCATCAACGGCCAGCCTGCCACGCTCAGGCGCGGGCACAACATCGCAGCCGCGTCAGGCAGCTATGCCGTCACAGGGCAGTCTGCTGACCTTTTGCGGTCAAAACTGGTCACAGCCGCCCCAGGCAGTTATGCTGTCAGCGGTCAGTCAGCATCAATCCTCAAAACGCGAGTTGTGTCTGCCGATCCGGGGGCGTATGCAGTCGCCGGACAAAATGCGACAATTGCGTATGTCCGCAACATCACATGCGAATTTGGGGTGTACGCGTATTTGGGTGAATCGGCCACAATCTCGGTTGATCGAGTCATCTCAGCTTTGCCGGGGGCGTACTCGGTGGTTGGAAATGAGGCAGCGATTGTCATTGGCGGCACGCCGACACCCTCTGTCGAAAATCCGTTTATTAAGTTAAGATCGTTCACTGAACGAAGGAGATTCTGATGGCAATCAACCTCAAAGCAATTACCTCGGTGCTGGGTTACCAGCAGATCACGAGTCTGAGTGCAGCGACCAAACTGACTGTGCCGCAAAAAGACCTGAACGGTCTTGCTGGCACTCCCCGCATCGCAATCATCATTCCCGAGGCTCAGGCCGTGCGTTGGCGTGATGATGGCGTGGCCCCGACCGCAAGTGTTGGCATGCCCCTGGCTGCTGGCGTGACGTTGCAATATGATGGCGACATCTCCCAGATTCAGTTCATCGAGCAAACTGGCGGCGCAAAACTGAACATCACCTACTACTCTTGATGAGGTTGCCATGATCATTTCCAACGACACGCCCGCAACCGATCCCATCGAGTACATCACCAAGCAGTTGCCCAAGGACTTGGTGCAGTTGCTGAAAGTGCGCGACGAACTGGCAAAGCGCCAGGGTTCACTGTCTGCGGTTGAAGATGCCGCAGCCGACCGCGCCAAAGCCAAGGCCGAACTCGAGTCCGCGCAAGCCGAGGCGCTGGCTGTCCGTGCTGACGCAAAGCGCACGGCTGATGAGATCAAGGCAGCGGCTCAAGTCGATGCCGACAACGCCAAACGCATGATGGCGGACGCTGATGCCGCAGGCAAGCAAGTGGCTGCGCGTGAAAAGGCAATAGATGTCCGCGAAAAACAAGTGGCTGCACGAGAGGCCGATCAGGCCAGCACTCAAGCCGATATCAACAAGCAACGCGCCGACCTGACTGCTCAAGTTGCAGCCCATGAAGCCCGCGTTAAAGCATTCCAAGACAAAGTTGCCGCTCTAAGCGCTTGATCTTGATGGAGTAACACATGGCCGTATTTCTCTCCCCAGTGGGCGGCGTTGCGGCCCAGTTTTTCACCAATTCTGGTGCGGTGCTGACTGGCGGCAAGCTGTACACCTACGCTGCTGGCACCACGACTCCTTTGCCTAGTTATACAACCAATGCGGGAAATGTGGCGCGAACAAATCCGATTATTTTGGATTCTGCTGGCCGTGTACCCGACGGCGGCGAGATTTGGATTACGCCTGCGTCATATAAATTTGTTTTGAAAGATTCAACAGATGTTTTAATTGCAACATACGACAACATTACTGGCGTAGGTGTTTCAACCATTAACCCGGATAATTTTACCGGCAATGGAACAACAGTTGCATTTACATTGTCTACTAGCGTAGGTAATGAAAACACAATTTCCGTATACATTAACGGCGTATATCAAAACAAAAACACGTTTTCTGTCTCCAACACAACTTTAACTTTCTCCCAAGCACCTCCGAATACATCTTTAATTGAAGTGTGTTATAGCTAATAAAAACAATTATGGCCGATACAAAAATCTCAGCACTAACCGCAGCGACCACGCCGCTGGCGGGTACTGAGGTATTGCCAATTGTTCAGAGCGGCGTGACTAAGCAGGTCAGCGTTGCTGATCTGACCGCAGGCCGAGCAGTTAGTGCCGCATCATTGACATTGACCACAACCCCATTGGCTGCGACCAGTGGTGGCACAGGCCAATCGTCTTATGCTGTCGGTGATTTGCTGTACGCCAGCACCACCACAGCGTTGTCAAAACTTGCTGATATTGCAACTGGAAATGCGCTAATTTCTGGTGGTGTCGGTGTAGCCCCTTCATGGGGAAAGATTGGCCTTACAACGCACGTTTCAGGAACTTTGGGCGTTGGTAACGGTGGCACTGGAATAACAACAACACCAACAAACGGTCAAATTCCAATTGGTAACGGCACAAATTATGTTGCCGCCACTTTAACGGCTGGTGCTGGTATTGGTATTACAAACGCCCCTGGTGCAGTTACTGTTGCGGTAACAGGTGGACCAGCGTTTAGCGTGTACAGAACGGGCGCAAATCAATCACTTACAACCGCAACGTTTACAAAAGTTCAGTTGAATGCTGAAGAATACGATACTAACAATAATTTCGATTCAGCGACCAATTACAGATTTACTCCAACAGTTGCTGGCTATTATCAAATTTCAGGCTCTGTTGGTTTGACTGGAACAAACACAAGAATTTTATGTTCAATATACAAAAATGGCTCAGAATACTTTAGAGGACAAGACGCTAGTGTTAACTTGAGCCAAGTAACTGTTACAGGTTTGGTTTATTTTAATGGTTCAACAGATTATGTTGAACTGTATGCTTTTGGAACATTTGTTGGAACAAGCGACATTGCGGCAGGGCAAAAATATACCTACTTAACTGGTGTATTAGTAAGGGGTGCATAATGAATTTATACGAAAAACCTTTTGCAATATACCCTGATTTAAAACCAGAAGATTTTGACTTAGATAAAGGTTCAATTCTTTTAAGAAATGATGGCAATGCAAATGGGGATTACATATTTGAATGGAATCATCCAACATTAAAAAAAACCAACCGATGAGCAATTAAATTCAATTGCGTAAAGGATAAAAAATGTCTTTGACTAAAGTATCTTATTCAATGATCCAAGGTGCGTTGATTAACGTCTTGGATTATGGTGCTATAGGCGATGGTGTAACAGATGATACAGCCGCTATGCAAGCCGCAATCGCTGCCGCAACAGCAAATGGTCAAAGCACGCTGTACATCCCAACTGGAACATATATTGTTAAACAACAACTAAATGTAAGCCAGTGTTCAGTTTTGGGCGAAGGTGTTTATGCGTCCATCATCAAGGCTGGCAGCGGGTTTACTGGAACCAATTTGATGTATGTTGGTTCGCTGGCACAAAATTTGGTTTATGAGAATTTCCAATTAGACGGCAACACCGGAACGGCAAGCGTAAAAGGATTGTTAGTCGAAGGGAATGTATTACATTGCCGTTTTTCAACCATCAAAATCAGCAACTGTTCTGACATTGCGCTGTACATTAAAAACGGGGATAGTGGAACAACCAGACCAAGCGTCAACACATTCATTGACTTGCGAATTATTACCAACAATTACATTGGTTTGTATTACACCTCTGGCCGTCAAAACACCTTTATCAATTGCGATTTTGAAGAATTAGGCGAACAAGGCATTGTTTGCGATGGCTCTGGTAATCCAACAGATGCTCCTCAATCAAGTACTTTTGAAGAATGTTGGGTTGAGCGCGTAGGTCAAAACCATACTACTAGTGGTGGCGTAAGCGGCATAGTCTTAAATGCCGCAGATTCCATCATGTTTAGAAATTGTACGGTTGACGGATATGGATCAAACCCGGCAACAACTGGTCATGGAATTGAGTTAATTGATTCGTTGTTTTGTACTGTTCAATCCCCTTCAATTGGTTTTAATCGTTCAGGCACTGCAACATCTGGCAGTGCTCCTATTCGTATTCAGGGCGGTATAAGGCATCGTTTTATCCAGTTGCCTTCAAACATCAACAGCAGCAACATTTCAAACACTCTAGGTGATTATTCGGTTAAATCTGCTTATAGTCCTTCCGCAAACAGTGGTGTTCAACTGTTCATTGCAAACGCATCAAGCATTGCTGGCGGTTCTGGTGTAGTTGTTCAACCTTCTACTGGATTGGTTTTTGCATCAAACAATGCAGCCAGAATGCCAGTAGCTAGTCGATTCACTTTATCAAGAATTTGGGCTGAAGCAACAACATTGCCTGGGCCAGTTGGATTACTTTACACCGTTACTGTTCGCAAAAATGGTGTAAATACTGGGTTAGTGGTTAACTTGAGTGATGCTAATGGCGCAAGTGCCTCAACCGTTTATGAAGTAAGTTTTGAGCCAGGTGATTTTTTTGGTGTGTTGGTTGATACATCTGCTGGCGCAGTCACTATACCAGCCGGTGGTTTGCACATTGCTTTAGCTTACATGGAACGTTAATCGTCTTGACACCCGGCCCACTGGGTGTAAGATAAAACCTGTACTGGCCCAGTTGACCAGGGATTCTAAAGAATCGACAAAATGACTGAAGAAGTCCAACAAGCCTTAGCGGAAGTAGACTCCGCGCCAGCAACCGAGGTGACGGCCACCACGGATATTGCACAAAATGCGCCGGAAGTAGCTGAGAATCAGCCCGAGCAACAACCTGCGACGAAGACATTCACCCAGGAAGAACTCGATGCTGCTATCGGCAAGCGCCTCGCAAGAGAACAGCGCAAATGGGAACGGGAGCAGCAAGCACGGTTGGCAGAAGTGCAAACCGCGCAGTCAATGCCCAAAGGCGATTTGGATCGCAGTGCTTTTGAGTCTGACGAAGCCTATGCTGACGCATTGGCCGAGCGCAAGGCCCATCAGCTTCTCGAGATTCGTGAACGCCAGAAGCAACAGGCTGCGACGCAAGCCGCGTATCAAGAACGTGAAGAAGCCGCACGGGATAAGTACGATGACTTTGAACAAGTCGCCTACAACCCCAGCGTCAGAATCACCGACTCGATGGCCGAAGCGATTCAGGCTTCTGAAATTGGACCCGATCTGGCCTACTGGTTTGGATCGAATCCGAAAGAAGCGGACCGCATTTCTCGTTTGTCCCCTATTTTGCAGGCAAGAGAGATCGGGAAAATTGAAGCCAAACTTGGCAGCAATCCCGTTGTCAAACCCACAACGTCTGCGCCAGCACCTATCACACCTGTAACAGCACGAACCAGCGGTAACCCGTCATACGACACGACTGATCCTCGTTCTACGAAGACCATGAGTACGTCAGAATGGATTGAAGCTGAACGCGCCCGCCAGTTGCGGAAGATGCAAGCACAGATGAACCGCTAAAACTTCGAAAGGACTCGCATCATGGCGAATAGTATTCTTACCATTGACATGATCACCCGAAAGGCTCTCGAAATTCTCGAGAACAATCTGGTGCTCACCCGCAACGTGAACCGTCAGTACGACGACAGCTTCGCTGTCGAAGGTGCCAAGATTGGTTCGACCCTCCGTATCCGTTTGCCCGACCGCGCTCTGGTGACTGACGGTGCCGCTCTGCAAGTTCAGGACGACAACGAACAGTACACCACTCTGACTGTTTCCAGCCAGAAGCACATCGGTGTGAACTTCACCTCTGCTGAATTGACCATGCAATTGGACGACTTCGCAGAGCGTGTGTTGAAGCCTCGTATTAGCCAGTTGGCATCGTCCATCGACGCTGATGTGGCAAACAGCTTCAAGAGCATCTATCAGTCCGTGGGCACTCCCGGCACGACTCCCGCTACTTCTTTGGTTCTGTTGCAAGCGCAGCAGAAGCTGAACGAAGCCGCTGCTGTCATGTCGCCCCGTTATGCCACCGTCAACCCTGCCGCTAACGCTGGTTTGGTCGAAGGCATGAAAGGTCTGTTCAACCCCACCGACACCATCAGCCGCCAGTTCAAGAACGGCATGATGGGCATGGGCGTGTTGGGCTTCGACGAGATCAACATGTCTCAGTCGATCAAGCAGCACACCACTGGCTCGTGGGGCACTGGCATCACCGTGACCAGCACTGTGACCACCCAAGGCTCGACCACCCTGGGCATCAGCTTCACCGGCTCCAGCAAAACCTGGAACGTCGGCGATGTGTTCACCGTGGCCGGTGTGTACGCAGTGAACCCGCAGACCCGCGAGTCCACTGGTTCGCTCCAGCAGTTCGTGGTGACCGCTGCCGCTTCTGGCTCGTCCACTGCTACGCTGACTGTCAGCCCCGCGATGTACACCGCTGATCAAGCCCTGGCTACCATCGACGCATTCCCGGTTGCTACCGCTGCCGTGACCATGCTCGGTTCTTCTGCCAGCGCCTACGCTCAGAACTTGGTCTACCACAAGGACGCGATCACGTTTGCTACGGCTGACTTGTTGCTGCCCCAGGGTGTCGATATGGCCGCTCGCGCTGTCCACAACGGCATCTCCATGCGTGTGGTTCGCCAGTACGATATCAACAACGACCGGATGCCTTGCCGTATTGACGTTCTGTACGGTTACAGCGTCATTCGTCCGCAAATGGCTTGCCGTTTGTGGGGCTGATCTGAAACGGGGCTTCGGCCCCTTTCAACGTCTTAATTTTGAAAGGAATTTATCATGGCTCTCCCTAATGGTGCTGGTGGTTATCAACTCGGCGACGGCAATTTGACCGAAGCCAAACTGGGTGTTCAAACCATTCCCACGACTTTGACTGGTGACACGACTGTTACCGCTGCTCAAATGGCTGTTGGTTTGATCGTTTGTAAAAAAGCAAGTGACGCTACGTTGACCGTTACCACGGCCACCGGTGCTCAACTGGACGCTGCTATCCCCAGCGCAAAAGTTGGTTCTTGCTTTGATCTGACGATCTGCAACAACAATGACAGCGGCACGTCGTCTACTGTGCCGGTCACGGCTGGTACTGGCATTACGTTCTACGGTTCTGTGACCGTGCCCCGCCTGGGCGCGATCACCTATCGTTTGGTGCGTACTGCTGACGCTACTTGGTCTGCATTCCAAATGTAATAAATGGGGACTTCGGTCCCCGTTTTTGAAAGGACAACCACATGCCTAATACCAAACCGGTTGGCGTTGCGTATAGTGATCCCGAACTTGTTTTGGGCACCACTATTTCCGGCGCTACGATCACATCATCCACAGTTAGCGGCACGTTTACTTCGACTGCGACTTCTGACGCAACGATTGCAAACGGCACCGCTGGTCTGTACTTTCTGACCACCGCAATTACTGCTAACACCACCACGACCACCGCCCCCAAAGGCTCTATTGGCACCACGACTAACGCAACTGGTGCTGGTAAGCTGTTTGTGTCCGATGGCACGAAGTGGCAATTTGCTGTTGTTGCTTAACCCAAACGGGGCTTCGGCCCCGTTCTTAAAATGCCCATAATTTACCTGCAACACCCGGTTCACGGCACCAAGGTCGCCTCGCTCGACATGGAAGCCGAAGCAGATGAACAAAACGGCTGGACACGCTACAATCCTGACACGCCTTCGACTGTCGAAGAAGTGGCCTCGGAAGCCGATGTGGCTCCGATTGCGCGGCGCGGTCGCCGCAAGAAAACCGATGAATCGGTAGAAACCCCAGTGCCCGACTTTTTGGCACCGCAGACAGACGAAGGAGAGTGACATGGCTACCTACACCGCAGGCGAACAGATCAATCGAGCGTTGCGGCTGCTAGGTGTGCTGGCCGAAGGTGAAACGCCTTCCGCAGCCGTGTCTCAAGACTGCCTGATGGCGCTCAATCAGATGATTGAGTCATGGAACACTGAGCGCCTGTCCGTCTTCTCAACCATCGACCAAATCTGCAACTGGCCGGTTGACCAGATCAACGCAACCCTTGGCCCCACCGGATCGCTGGTGCGTTTGAACGGCACTGCCGAGCGCCCTATTCTGGTTGACGATGCCACCTATTTCCGTGATCCGCAGACCAATGTGTCCTACGGCATCAAGCTGATCAATCAGCAACAGTACGACGGCATCGCGGTCAAGACCGTGACATCCACGTATCCCCAGGTCATGTTCGTCAACATGACCTACCCCGACATCGACATTTACATCTATCCGCGCCCCACGCGCTTGCTGGAGTTTCACTTCATCAGCGTGGAGCAACTGACACAACCGGCAAACCTGTCCACGCAGATTTTGTTCCCTCCGGGTTACCTGCGGGCGTTTGCCTACAACCTCGCATGCGAAATTGCACCTGAGTTTGGCGTGGAGCCATCGCCCCAGGTTGTGCGTATCGCCATGACATCCAAGCGTGACCTCAAGCGCATCAACAACCCTGACGATGTAATGTCGATGCCGTACTCGCTGATCGCAACGCGCCAGCGCTTCAACGTCTATGCGGGTAACTACTAATGAAGACCCCGATCCTTGGCTCGACGTATGTGACTCGCAGCGTCAACGCTGCGGATGCCCGCATGATCAATCTTTTCCCCGAGGTCATTCCCGAGGGTGGTAAAGAGCCTGCGTACTTGCAACGTTGCCCAGGACTGCTGAACCTTGCCACCGTTGGTGACGGACCGATCCGAGGGCTGTGGGCCTTCTCGTCCGACAACACCGTGGCGTTTGTTGTCTCGGGCAACAGCCTGTACAAAATCAACACCAGTTACAGCGCCACGTTGCTGGGCACAATTGCAGGCACTGGGCCAGTCAGCATGGCCGACAACGGCACCCAGTTGTTCGTTGCTGCCAACGGCCCCGGCTACATCTACAACAACACAACCAACGTGTTTTCGCAGATCACCGACCCAGACTATCCTGGCGCGGTAAGCGTGGGTTATTTGGACGGCTACTTTGTGTTCAACGAACCGAACAGCCAGAAAATCTGGATCACCAGCCTGCTTGACGGGTTGTCGGTTGACCCACTCGACTTTGCAAGCGCCGAGGGTTCTCCTGACGGCGTGGTAGGTTTGATCATCGACCATCGCGAGGTTTGGGTCTACGGCACAAACAGCGTAGAGGTTTGGTACGACGCAGGCACTCAGGACTTTCCGCTTCAGCGCATCCAAGGCGCATTTAACGAGATCGGTTGCATCTCGGCCTACACAATTGCCAAGATGGACAACGGCATCTTCTGGCTGGGCGCTGACGCTCGAGGTCAGGGCATTGTCTATCGCGCCAACGGCTACACAGGCCAACGCATCAGCACCCACGCTGTCGAGTGGCACATCCAGCAGTACGGCAATCTGACTGACTCGCTGGCCTATACCTACCAGCAAGACGGCCACAGTTTCTACGTGCTCATTTTCCCCAGCGCCAACACGACCTGGGTGTACGACGTTGCCACTGGCGCGTGGCATGAGCGGGCAGGCTGGAACAATGGCTCGTTCACGCGCCACCGCAGCAACTGCCAGATGGCGTTCAACAACAAGATCATCGTGGGCGACTACGAGAATGGCAACATCTACTCGTTCGACCTTGACACCTACGCCGACAACGGCCAGATTCAAAAGTGGCTGCGTACATGGCGGGCGTTGCCGACAGGTCAAAACAACCTCAAGCGCACCGCGCACCACAGTCTTCAGATCGATCTGGAGTCGGGTGTTGGCCTGAACCTTGGGCAAGGCAGTGATCCCGAACTGATGCTGCGCTGGTCAGACGATGGCGGTCATACGTGGTCCAACGAACACACGGCATCAATTGGCAAGATCGGCCAGTATTACCGCCGCGTGTTTTACCGTCGTCTTGGCATGACCATGAAACTGCGCGACCGGGTGTACGAGTTGTCAATGACCGACCCCGTAAAGACTGCAATCATGGGTGCTGAACTGATCATCAGTCCGACCAATGCTTAACGATGGCAACCGTCGATCTAACCAACATCACACCTCCCAGGGTTCCGCTAACAGATGCGCGGACTGGGTTGATCTCGCGTGAGTGGTATCGGTTTTTCCTGAACTTGTTTCAGTTGACCGGTAACGGTCAAAACACCACATCGCTGACTGACCTGCAACTTGGGCCTCCCACGCCTCAGCAGGAAGACCTGACCGACATCATCATCGACATCAATGGTTTGCAAACTCAACCTGCACCCGGTACGTCCGAGTTGCAAGCCGCGCTCGATGCTGTGCGCCAGGAACTGCAAACCTTGCGCCAGCCTGAACTGGGTAGCATGGCCCCGCTTGAGCAGGACAATGTGCCCTGGCTCACGTTCAACACAGCCCCGTCGCCTGTACCCACTGCTGTGGGTAGCATGTACTGGGACGGTGGCACAACGATGGGTATTCAGGCCACGACCAGCGTTTTAATTCGAGTCGGTGAAGCTGAGTACGTTTACGCCAAGGCATCGTCAGCCGTGGCCAAAGGGCAACTCTGCTACCACACGGGCGCAGTGGGCGCGTCTGGTGTGATCACCGTGGCCCCTACGCCGCTGGCGCTGACTGATCCTAATCAGATCGTTGGCGTGGCCGCTGAGACAATCGCGCTCAACGGGTTTGGCCTGATCCAGATCAGCGGCGACCTCCGGGGCTTCAACACCACCGGCAGCAGCGTCGGTGAGACATGGGCTGACGGCGACCCGCTGTATTACAACCCAGCGTATGTCGGCAGTTTTACAAAAACAAAGCCGGTAGCGCCCAATCAGAAAACTTACATTGGTGAGGTGACGAACGCTGGGTCCGGTGCTTCTGGATCGATCCACATCCGCATCGTGCCTGGGTCTGTGCTGGGCGGCACGGACAGCAACGTGCAATTCACCTCGCTGGCAAACAGTGATCTGATTCAATACGACAGTGCTTTGGGGTATTGGAAAAACGTCACCCCTGCGTCGGTAATCTCAGGCGCTGGTGGCGCACCGGTTACCAAGACAGCGGATTTTACGGTTGCGGCCAGCGAGACTTGGCTAATCAACAACAAGTCGGGATCGTCTTGCACCGTGACGCTGCCGACAGCCAGCGCCAACAGCGGACGGACGCTGCATTTCCAGAACTATCAGGCTCAAACCCTTGTGTCAGCATCCAGCAACGTGGTGCCCCTTGCCGGGGGCGCGGCAACCACGGCCATTCTGGCCGCTGTGGCCGGTGCAAACGCAACCCTTGTGTCTGATGGCACAAACTGGATAATGACGCAATACACCTCGAACAACGCCCTACTTTTGGAGTGATGACATGACAGTCACCGTCAAGAATATAGTTCCGGCCAAAACGGTCGAGAACACCCAAACCACCCAGTACACCGCGACTGGCGTGACGACCATCATCGACAAGTTCACCGCGACGAACTACAACACTGCCGCTGCCACAATCAGCGTCAACCTCGTCACGGTGACCGGATCGGCTGGCAACCAGAACTTGATCACCAAGACCAAGACGCTCCAGCCTGCCGAGGTCTACACGTTCCCCGAACTGGTGGGTCAGGTGCTCAACCCTGGCGACTTCATTTCCACGATTGCTGGCACCGCATCGGCCATCAACATGCGAGTCAGCGGACGCGAGGTGACTTAATGCGAATTACTTACGGCAAAGGGTTTGAGATAGCGCCGCCCGAGATGATGCGGCAAAAAGTGGATGCGTTGCAGGATGAACTGTCAAAGCTGCCACAATACGAACCTGAAACGAAACACTACTTTCACGGTGGTATGTACTGCCGTGAGGTGTTTCGGCATGCCGGAGTGCTGGTTGTTGGAGCAGTCCACAAAAAGGAACACTTCTACCTCATCGTGTCGGGAACCGTGGCAATCACGGACGGCGAGGGTAATGTGCAAGAGGTCACCGGGCCTCATCTTTTCCAAAGTAAACCCGGGACAAAGCGGGCGGTGTACGCAATAACCGATACGCTTTGCATGACATTTCACGCAATCGAGGCGACAACTGTCGAGGAAGCTGAGGCCGAACTGGTTGAGGCAGACCCTGATTCGATGTACAGTCTCGGTAATCAGGTTAAACACAAAGAAATCGAGGTGCAGCCATGACTTTTTGGGTTGCTGGTGCCGTCGTAGGCAGTTCTCTAATTGGGGCAAGCGCTTCTAGAAGTGCTGCCGGTACGCAAGCCGCTGCTGCCGAACAAGGCACTGCCGCGCAGGAGCGCATGTTTGAACGACAAGTTCAACTGCAAGAACCTTGGCGCAAGGCTGGCGAAGCTGCACTTAACAAACTGATTCCTCTTACGGACTATCAGAAATTCGGCATGTCTCAGTTCCAGGCCGATCCTGGTTACGCATTCCGTTTGTCCGAAGGCCAAAAAGCACTCGAGCGTTCGGCTGCTGCTCGAGGTGGTTTGCTGTCGGGTGCAACGGGTAAAGCGTTAACTCGATATGGTCAGGAAATGGGTTCGCAAGAATACCAAAACGCGTTCAATCGATATCAGGCTGAACGTGCTGCTCAGTTGCAACCGCTTCAATCATTGGCAGGTGTTGGTCAAACATCGGCCAACACATTGACAAATGCTGCGGGCCAATTGGGTTCAAACATCGCCGAAGGTATCGGATCAGCCGCAGCGGCCCGCGCTTCGGGTTATGTGGGCGGCGCAAACGCGTTGACGAGCGGATTGGGTACGTATTTGAATTATTCGCAAGGTCAGAATATGCTGGCCGCGTTGCGAGGTGGTGGTGGTGGAGTTGGAATACCAACTGGGTACACGCCCACGACTGATTATTCGTTTACGCCCGACTACTCGTTTGGTGGCGCTCGTTTGGGTGGTGGAGGTTAAAAATGCCAATCAATCCCGCAATCGCACTTGGCGTTCAACCGCTTCAACTTGCCGACCCATTGGCTCAGTACGGCAAGATTGCCAGCATTCAAAGCGCTCAAAATCAAAACGCATTGGCTCAGTATCAACTGGGTGCAGCGCAACGCGAAGAAGCCGCTCAAAACGCGCTGAGTGAAGCCTACAAGGCCGCATACAACCCTGAAACGGGTGCGTATGACATGAACAAACTGCGTGGCGCTGTGATTAGCGGCGGCGCAGGCGCACGTTTGCCCGACATCGAAAAGAAACTAGGTGAACTGCGTACTCAGCAATTAACTCAGCAAAAAACTGAGACTGAACTGGTTGACTCCAAACTCAAGCAATCGCGTCAGTTTTTGGAAAACATCAACCCCGCTGACCCAAACGCGCCTCAGCAATACATCGCATGGCACGAGGCAAACCACCGTGATCCGATTCTTGGTCCGTTGCTTGCCAAGCGCGGTGTTACAGCCGATCAATCCCGCGCACGAATTGCACAGGCAATTCAACAAGGCCCAGACGCTTTTGCTGAGTTGTTGAACCAGTCAAAGTTGGGTACTGAAAAATTCATGGAGTTGAACAAACCCACTGTGTCCACGCGCAACTTGGGTGCAACGACCGAAACAAGCCTGATCTCGCCGTTGACTGGCAAAGTGCAAAAGATTGCCACGGAAGCCAACACAATTGCTCCGGCAGACGCACAACGCATCAAGCAAGAAGGCCAGCGTATCGGCCTCGAAAGTCGTCGTGTTGCTGTGCTCGAGGAAAACCAACGCCGCGATGCCGACCCAGCGTTCCAGCAACGCATGGCTGGCGCAAAGGCCGTTGGCGAGGCGATTGCCAAGGGCGATGTGGCTGCACAACAGGCATTGCCAAAGATCATCACTCGCGCCGAAGATGGCCTGCGCTTGATCGACGAGATGATCGGCAAACAAGAAGTGCGCGACAAGAATGGCAAGGTCATTCAAGCCGCGACAAAGCCGCACCCTGGTTTCGAGAACGCCGTGGGCACCACTTGGCTACCAGGTATTCGGTTTGTTCCTGGCACCGATGCCGCCGACTTTATGTCGCGCTTTGACCAGATCAAAGGCTCATCGTTCCTTGAAGCGTTTGAGTCGCTCAAGGGTGGCGGTGCGATCACGGAAAAAGAAGGCGCAAAAGCTACCGATGCAATCAACCGCATGTCCACTTCGCAAAGCGAAAAAGAGTTCATGGCTGCTGCCCGCGATCTGCAAGAAGTGGTTCGTAAAGGTGTGGCAAACGCACAAGCCCGTGCTTCTCGCTCAGGCGGCGCTCCTGGTGCTGCTCCCGCTGCCGCTGGTGGTGTCAAATTCTTAGGATTTGAATAATGCCAGTCGCCCGCTTTCAACTTCCCGATGGCCGTGTTGCTCGGTTTGAAGTACCGGAAGGCACGACCCCTGAGCAAGCCCAGTCGCTGATTCAGGCCCAACTGCCCAGCATCAGCCAGCCCCAACCTGCATTGCCTCAGTCGATGCAGCCATCTGTCGCCCAGGTATCGCCTGACGCGATCCCCGGCAACCGTCAAGACCTGACCACTGGTCAGCGCGTCTATCAAGCCGTGCGCCCCTACGCTGCGCCTTTGGTGGAGGCTGCTGGCGCGATTGGTGGCGGATTGCTGGGCGGCACAGCAGGCACGTTTGGCGCTGGCCCAGTGGGCACCGCTGCCGGTGGTGTCGCTGGCGCTGGCTTGGGCTACGGCATCGCCAAAGAAGCCATTGAAGCCGCTGATGTGGCGATGGGGATGAAGCAGCCCAGAACCGGCGCTGCGCTCGTCACTGAACCTGCTCGTAACGTGCTTGAGGGTGCGACCTTTGAAGCGGGTGGTCGAGTCCTTGGTCCAGTGATCGGCAAGGTCGCTGGCAAGGTCATGGACATTCGCAACATCCCGGCCAACAAGGCTGCTGACATCGCCCGTAACGCCCTTGGCCCTGATCTGCCCGAAGTGCTCAACGCACTCAAGGCAGCGCAAGGCCAGAACGTCAGCGCAGCCCAGGCCACGGCCAACATCAACAGCCCGACATGGCAAGCGCTGATCGACCGCGCTACGGCCCGCGATCCGCGTTTCCTCGAGGCGCTCAAGGCATCTCAGGGCGAAGTGTCCCTGAACGCCCTGGCAAAACTTGCCGGTGGTGCTACGGCTGCGGAAGCCCGAGGCACAACGACCGCCATGAAAGAGGCGCTCAACACTACCCAAGGGCCGGTGCGTGAGGCTGCTTTGAGCCGTGCGAACCTGGGTAAAGCGGTGGCCGACTACGAGGCGCAGGCAGGCAAGTTAAGCGCCGAGGCTGCTGCCGAGGTGCAGAAGGTTCGTGACTTGATCAATGCTGGCAAGATTGCCGAGGCTTCTGCCCGACTTGATTTAATCAAGGGCAACCTGCCAGTCGGCTTGACCAAATACACCTACAAGGGCGATCTGGCCCGCATGGCTGACGAGTGGGCAAGCCAAGCAGCAAACGCATCGCTTGATCTGGGCCAAGGCGCTCGGTTTGCTCAAGGTGCGGCTGATGCGCTGCGCTCTGTCGGCATCAAGCCGCTCAAGGGCGATGAAGTGATCGGCAGCGTCCGTGCGATTGCGAACAATCCCGAGTTCGCGGGCAATGACTTGCTGCTGGGTGCGGTCAAAAATGTGGCCGATGACATCGCCAAGTGGACCGGCAGCGGTGGTGTCATCGATGCCAAGGCGCTCGATGCCATTCGCAAAAACTCGATCAACGCTGCGATCCAGCAGTTGCGTCCAGGCGTGGATGCCACGACCCAGCGCAACCTTGCAGCCGAGGTCATGGCAAAACTCAAGCCCACACTGATCGACGCTATTGAGGCGGCAGGCGGCACTGGGTATCGCCAGTACCTGACCGACTACGCCAAGGGTATGCAAGCGATTGCCGAGCGCAAGTTGACCGGCGAGGCGGCAAAGTTGTGGAAGACGGACAAGGATGCCTTTGTTCGTTTGGTGCAAAACGAGTCGCCCGAGGTAGTCGAGAAGTTCCTCGGCCCTGGCAACTACAACATCGCCACCGAACTCAGCGACAACGCGCTGTCAGTGCTGCGCGAACAGGCTCAGAAGCGCCTGACCGAACTGGCCGTCAAGGGTCAGGTCAGCGCAGGCCAAGACGCACTTAAGCAACTGTTGCTCGACAACACATCGAAGCTGCGCTTGCCATCGTACCTGAGCGCGGTGGCCGCAACGACCAACAAGGCACTGAACATCTTGGAAAACAAGATCGGTGCCAAGACAATGACAACGCTCACCGATGCGCTCAAGACACCCGAGGGTGCTGCGAATCTGCTTGAGCGTTTACCTGCTGAGGAGCGCAGCCGCGTGTTGAAACTGATCTCTGATCCGTCACAATGGAGCCAGGGTGCCAAAGCCATAGTGCGCGGCACCACCGCTGCCGGTGTCAACGCGCTTGCACCTGAGCGAAACAACAGCAATGCGCTGGCGAAGCAGCCGGTACGAATTATTGAAACTCAGGAGTAATCATGGCGTTAGAGGGAAGCGCGGAGATTGATCCAGTGAAGTACGGTGTTCTGTGGGAACGCGTACAAAACATGGACAAAAAGATGGATCGCATGGAAAAACAAATGGAGCAACTGCTTGACATGGCGAGTCGTTCCAAGGGTGCTCTATGGATCGGTATTGGTCTGTGGTCGATGCTCACAGGAATTGCTGGATTCTTTTTCGGTAAACACTGATGTACCAACTTGGCCCACGATCAATCATGCGACTCAAGGGGGTCCACCCCGATCTGGTCAAGGTCGTCAAGCATGCGATTGAGATCAGCCTCGTGGACTTCACGGTGCTCGAGGGACTGCGGACCATCGAGCGTCAGAAAGCCATGTTCGATGCTGGCGCGAGTCAGACCATGAACAGCCGCCATCTTGACGGCCATGCCGTCGATCTGGGAGCCTGGGTCGATGGTCAGGTGGACTGGTCGTGGCCCCTATACTCCAAGATCGCCACCGCCATGAAGACGGCAGCGCAGGAACTCAACATCCCTATCGAGTGCGGGGTCGATTGGAAAAAATTTCCAGACGGGCCGCATTTTCAATTACCTTGGAAGGACTATCCATGAACGCAACTATTGTTCAAGCCATCGTGCGCCACTTGTTGACGACGGTGGGCGGCGGTTTTCTGATGTCGTTTGGCATCACCGGTGGCACTTTGGATGCCGTGGTGGGCGCAGTGTCCACGTTGGCCGGTGTTGCTTGGTCGCTGTATGATAAGAAAAAAGCATCAGAGTAACGTGGTTACCACGGTGCATCTTCTACGTCGTCTAAGTTAGCCTTACGTCGCCGAGGGGCGACGTTTTGGTACATCCGGCCACCTTCTTCGTAGATTCGGAAGGGCCAATTTTCACGACGCTTTCGAGGGTAACAAACCGGTGCAGGTTCGCACATTCCCTGCGTCGGCGACCATTCCGAGTCTCGAGCACTATTGTCCAAGTTCCGCATACGGGGCATTTCATTTCACCTCCGTTGCGTTGTGTAAATACGCGGTCAAGCGTTTGATCTTGGTTTCGTAATAGTTGCACATTGATATGGCGTAGTCGCGGCCTGACTGCGCCTCGAGCAACTTGCGCTTGGCCTCCTCAAGTTCACGCAGCGCCAGCACTTCGGCACTGGGTATCTTGTAAACAGTCTTCAGCCATTCAATTGATTCACGGATCATTACATTTACTCCTTTGGTTGGTGTGACACAGTGTAACACAAATTATGCGCCCTTTGTCAAGCGGTATTGTTTGACTGCGTTGCGAAGCCCTGCTTGCGTGGTTGCCTTCTCGTCAAGCGCCATCGCCTGCGCCTGATCCAGTGTGGCTTGCATGAGGATGCGATGGCAGATCACGGGCGCTCCCTGGCCCTGACGACGCACCCGAGCATTGAACTGCTCGTACAGGTCCAGGCTCCAGTTGAGGCCGTACCAGACAAGGATGTGGCCGTTCTTTTGCAAGCCGTCAATCCCGTGACCCATCGATGCCGGGTGGCCGATCATCAGCGAACAGTCGCCAGTCTTCCACCGGTGCATGGCGTTGGTCAACGATGCTTCGCTCTTGCACTCGGTCAAGTTAATCGGGTCCAGGTGCTTGAACTTGTCCATGATGCGTTGCGCGTCTGATCTGTACGCATACGCACACAGCACCGGACTGCCTTGCGCCTCGTCCAGAATCTCCTCGAGCGCCTCGAGTTTCAGGTCATGCACTGGCTCCCACAGTGGCATGCCTGCGATGGGATACATGGCCCCGTTGGAGAACTGCAAGCATTTGTTGGTCAGCGCCGCCTGGTTGAATGCTTCGACCTCTTTCCCGCTGTCGAGCACCAGGAAGAACTCGCGCTCCAGTTTCTCGTACTTGGCCCGCAGGTCGTCAGGCATCTCAATCTCGATGTTGTTGACCATGAGGTCAGGCAGCGGGTTGTAGTCCTCCGCTGACATCTCGAGTGTGATGTCGCCGATCAGCTTCTTGATGGTGTCCTCGGTGTCTTCGTAGGGCACCTCTTTGTACGGCCCCACCTTCTTGTAGAACCGCGTCCTGAAGGCCGTCTTGCTGGTGCCCAAGCGCTCACCCCTGTCCACCACAAGAAACTGGCCGTGCAGGTCTTTGTAGCCGTTGCTGGCCGGTGTTCCGGTGAGGCCCGTGGTCCAGTCGAACTTGTCAGCGATCTTGCGAAACGCCTTGACCCGGTTGGTCGCGGAGTTTTTCATCTTGCTGATCTCGTCCCAGATGATGCCGTTGAACGGCAGCGGGCGCTCTTTCTTGACGAAGTAGGTCTGTAAGGTTTCAGCAAGCCAGCCGAGGTTCTCGTAGTTGATCAGGTAAACGTCAGCAGGCCGCAGCAGCGCCCTGGTGCGCTGATCCTTGGTGCCCGTGACCATGCTGAACTTGAGGTGCTTGGTGTGCTCCCACTTCGTCGCCTCTTGCCTCCAGACCAGCCGAATGACACGGATCGGAGCCACAATGATCACGCCACGCAGGAAGCCCGTGCGAAGCAGATGCGCGAGGCTGGTGAGCGTGATGACCGTCTTGCCTAGGCCCATGTCCAGCCACAGCATCGAGGCCGGGTGGGTGCATTGGAAGTTGACAGCTTTTTGCTGGTAGCCGTGGAGTAAGTCAGGTGTCAGCATACAGCATCCTGAAAAATCCAATGCGGAGAGTCATCAATCCAGATGTCGGCTTTGACGGTTTTCGCTTTGGCCTTGCGACTGGTGTAAATGACTTCACACGGTGGATTAATGATCACCTCGTGCGGATACCGCATCGTCACAATCTTTACGGTGTGTCCGCTGGATTGAGCATCTCTTACGAACCGATTCCATAGTTTCGGATCGGCGGTGTAGGTGTTGTCGTAATCAAGAGCAATTAACATAAGCGGGCCTCGATAAGTTGCAGCATCGTGTTGATGGTTGACTTGCCATCATCTACGCTGTCGACCACGAACACGCTGATCAAGTGCTGGCGCAGTCTTTGATGCTCACGATCCTGTGCAGCCGTAGGTTTTTGCCCCTTGCGTTTGAACTCGATGAAGAACATGCGCCCCTTGTAGATGAACATGCGGTCGGGTACTGCCATGCGATTGGGGCTGGTGAACTTGTAAACCAACACCCCGAGTTCTTTGGCGTAATTGCAAACCTTGGCTTCAATTTGTTTTTCGAGCATGGTCCACCACCAGTTTTCTGTATGCGTCCAGCACTGTGCGAAGGTCTTCGCGCAGCGCCTCGATCTCTTTTTCTTGGTCCTTCATCCTCTGGTAGCAGTCTTGCGAGAACCGCGCAAGGTTGTCACGCTCCCAGGCTTCAAACCGATTCACGCCAGCCCGAGGCAGAGTTTCTCCACCTCCCTCACGTAGTATTCAAAGTCCACCGGCAACTTGCCAGCATCCTTGATGTCGTTGCAAGGCTGGACACCCCAGCCGCTCTCGACACCGATCTTGCGCCACTCGGCTTTGCCCTTGAGGGGCGGCATCCACTTGAATAGTCGGCCACCGCCCACGGCGATGTAGTAGCGCGTGATGTTCTGCAACTGCGTGGTCACGCCATCGTGCTCCAGGCCAAGGTAGCTGCTCCTGGGCACCTTGGTGCGAAGCATGAAGTCCATGATGTCGGGCCACTGCTCCACGGTCTGCCGGATGGGCGCACCCTCAACCAGCACCTTCTCGGCCACCTTGGGGATCACGAGGCCACCAGCGTTCTGATGCCACAGGGCGTTCCACTCGTATGCGCCCTTGCGCTTGACGGAGCCGTCTTCGTACTGGCCGATGTAGTTGTTCACATCACGAATGAAGACGCGCTTGTAGACGGCCTCCTCGAGATTCAAGCCGGTGCGCGTTTGCCATGCTGCGCGGGCCATGTCCACCAGCCACTTGTTTGACCTGGGCACCCGCACGGTCAGGCCGTCAGTGTTCACCTGGATCAAGCGCAGGCCGGGGATGTGCATCAGCCCCTCGGCCAGCAGGCACAGCAGCAGTTGCCCGTTGAGCGTGATGCTCATGGTGAACAGCGGGTCATAAAACACGCTGAACTGATTGTTGCTGTCACCGTACACGCCGTTGAGCGCCAGCTTCAGCATGGCTGATTCTGCGGACTTCTTGGGGTATTGCTTGCGCTGCTCAAAGAGGTGCTTGTAGATGGTGACAAAGGTCTTGCCGAGATGCGCGGGATAGAACCCATTCGTGATTGCCAAGTTTGGATAGTATGAAGTGACATCGAGGTCCACGATGACGAACTCATCGTCTGACTCAATGACTTCCGACTCCACTGATCCATGAATACCGCCTAATCCAAATACAAAATCAAAATTGTTGACCCGAGCGATGAGGTCCGTGAAGACACCCTTTGTCTCGGTGATGATCTGGCCCTTGAGCCAGTTGAGCACCCGATTGAACTCGGGCTGCTCGAATGCGATCCACGGCAGAATGGCATCCTTGAGCGCGATGGTAGGGCGCTTGGTCTGCCGGGGTGTGCGCCCCTTGTCACCGTAGTCGTAGCAGGCGACCCCAGCCTCCTCCAGTTTCATCACGAAGTAGTCCTTGCCGATCTTCGTGTCATTGTGGTTGATGAAGTCGCGGTTGTACTTGTGCGTCAACTCCTCGCGGAATTTGAGCATGTCGAACGTGTGTTTGTAAAACGCCTTGGTTTGCGCCACATCGTGCTTGTTGTACTTCTTGAGCACGGGCACTTGTCCTTGCGTCAGCGTGGTGCCTACCTTGAACGGCAGGTCTTCGATGTTGTCGCTACGCATGTTGAACTCCAATACCTTCAGACTGGTGGCGCGGGCCTTGTTGTCGAAGTGATGAATCTTGAACAGGTCGATCTGCGGCACAAACCGGTCTGATGGGTTGACTTGGTGTGCCCACTTGTCGTCACCATCATCTTGCGAGTTGATGATGGCCTGAGCCTTTTGATACAGCGTGGGCGCGTCTGAGCGGCCCATGCGGATCAGGGTGTGCAGGACGGGGTAGTCAAACCCCAGGTTATTGAACCCGACCATGCGAGCGTTTGTATCCTTGAGATACTGAAGGAACGCGATGATCTCGCGTGAGTCGTTGCGCCAGTCGCTGATCTCAAACAGCCAGCACAGTGGTGCTTCCGCATGCTCCACCGCCAGCGTGAAGACGTTGGGATAGGTTTCGATGTCGTACACATAGTCGTTACTCATTACAGTTACTCAAAAAAGGGGGGACCGGAGACTGGCTGTACAGTACCGAGGGGGCGCTTTCACCAAGCATCTCGACGCCCACTTTCTGCAAACCCCATTCGACTTGCGTCTTGGCGGGGTTTCACTTCGTTTGCCCGGCACCGGTCCCTTTATCACTTAGTCAGTGCCGCCAGCGTTTTCTACTGGAATAATCTCAGCATTGTCTGGAATGTTGGGATCGGGCATAGGGGGCTGGGGCGGCTGCGACTGTGCAATCGCCTGCTCCCTGATCTTCTCAGCCAAGCCACTGAATAGGGCGATGGCAGCGTTGATCTCGCTCACATGAAGGTCGAGTTGCATCACTGTGCTCCAGTCATAAAGGGTGGCAGGGGCATCGCTGGGGCGGCAGCGGGGGCAAACATACCAGCGGGTGCGGCGGCAGGCGCGAACAGGCTGGACGCATCGACTGCACCCTCGCCAAACGCTTTGTCGTCAGCAGCGAACTGGATGGCAATCAGGTCGCAACGGATACCACGGCCATGCTTGTTGTCTTGCAACCAGGGCTTGACAGCAGCGTTGACGCGGCAACCGCCGTACATCTTGCGTGTCAGTTGCTGGTAAGCCATCGTGTTGGTCGGGTCGATGGGTTGACCATCAGCCTGAATCACCTGGGGCTGCGAGTCGCGGCCAGCGGTGATAAACACATGACCAGCGTAGCCGTCATAAGGTTGGAAGGTTTTCTTGTTGACCTTCTCCTCACCACGACCGTAGCAGCGAGTCTTGCGGTCGCCTTGGATCATGCCCATGACGGTCTGGGCGTGTTCTTTCCACTTTTCAAGCGCCAGCGCACCATACTTCTGCATGAACTGCGTGAAGCCAGGATGATCCTGGGGCATGATGAACTCGCAGTTGTAGCTGACGCGCTCCTTACCAGTGGCCTCGTTGATCTGACGCTGTGGCTCCGCAAGGTGCGGGAAAGACAGACGGACGTTTGACAGAAAAATGATATCGGACATTACAGTTACTCCAGTTTAGGTTAGCCACGAGGGCAGGGATTCGGCAGCGGGTGCTGCTTCAACTGCACCGAACATCGGCGCAGCATTCAGTACGACAGCGGGACGGCCATCGGATTCAGGGACAACAGTCAGCTTGCCAGCCATCTTGACGACGTACTCGTTTTCCATCGTCTTGAGTTGGCGGTCGGACAGTTGCATCTTGGTTCCGTCACGCTTCTCCCAGGTCAGCTTCTCAGCCTTGGCGGGGGTGACGAGTTTGGTTTCGTAGACTGCGGTCTTGGGGATGCCCATCTTGACCAGCTTCTCGGCCATCTGCTCCTCGGGCAGCGCCCAGGCGCGTGAGCCGCGACCGTTGACCAACTTGAGTCCAGGGATTGATTGACCGGCCTCCAGACGGCGCAGGGCTTCCTTCTCCACGCCCTCGAGTAGCTGGCGCATGAGCGGAGCCGCCTCCATGATCTGTCTGATCTGGGCATCGTCCATTGTCGTGGGGTCTTTGTCAGCGCTTTGCTGCGCGACATCCATCGGGTTCATTACTGCTGGCTGGAACATGATTCCTACCTCCTTCATTACGTTACTTGCCAGCGCGGCGCAGGAGCCTTTAGCGCGGCAAAATTTACATTGACTGTCACCCGGCACCAGTGGTGCGTCCGGTGCATCGCAGGCAGCGCCTTCGATGACCATCTTGCCAATCATATCAAGAATTGCCTGAACCGGCACCTCATGCGATGTGATTGGCTTCATGCCCTTCAGCGCCAGCTTGGGCTGGATGATGGTCATGCGGACCCGCTTCCACGGGTACTGGCCGTTGACGGGCAGCTTCAACTCAGCCAAGCAGCCCATCGCGTACAGTTCGAGTTGGTAGTTGCCCTCGGCCTCCACCACACCCATGCCGTCTTTGTAGTCCACCAGTTCGAGCACTTCAGTGCCGCGAATCTGGATGTCCACTGTGCCGCTCATGTCGTCACGGCCAAGCAGGTGCTGAGGGTTGACTCGCGTTTCCGCGATGACCTCGCACATGCCGAACTGCTCCGCGATGCGGTGTTTCACATAGTCCGTGGCGACCTTGACCCTAGCAGCGCGGTCAGCGTCCACCTTGAAAGCCCCATCGTCATCACTCAGGACTTGACCGATCATTGTCTCAGGCTCAACGCCCTCGCTCAGACAGTGCTCAAGCAGTGTGTGACTATGGGTGCCGTCAATCGCGGCTTCGCTGGTGCGCTCCTCTGGGTACTTGGCTTCCTCACGAACGCTGCCCGGACACAGCGCCCAGCGGTGGCGCTTGCTCGGGGACAGGTTAGCGTGGGTGCTCATGGTTAACCCTTCAGCGCTTCAACGCCAGCATGCAAAGCGCCGTAGTGCTCAGGCTTGACATCGTTGATATTGCCGTAGCCCAAGCCGGTCAAGACCTTCTGAATCTCGGCACCCTTCTGCGGGCCAAGCGCCTTGTATGCGCTCATCACGTAGTCGATCAGCCCCTTCGGATCGCTGAACGGAGCACCAGTGGCGGCAGGCGCGGCGGGGGCGGGTTGAAACGTGGGAGGCGCGGGCATGGCAGCAGCCACCGGTGCAGGGGCTGGAGCGGGTGCCGGTGCAGCCACGGGTGCGGGGGTAGGGTTTACCACAGGCGCGGCTGGCGCTACATTCGTAGATTCCAGTTTCGCGGTCAAGGCAATGACGGCGGCGGTGAGGGCTTCAATCTTGGATTCGAGGGACATACAGTGACTCCTTACGGGGGTTGGGTTGGATTACAAGTCGATCATCAAGAAAAGCCTCGATGAGTTCACGCAAGACATCGGACGGTTTCCCGTATCGCTCTGCCTTGCGATTGAACGCGGTACGGACACGGTTTGTGACTCGTAGAGTCATGTGCGTGTCGAATGATTTAAGTGCGGGCATTTGAAAAAATCTCCGTTTGATGTTGCAATCGTATCACAGATGCTGTACGATGTGCAACAGGTCAAGCGAAAATATTTTTGGAGCGTCGAAATGACAAGCGGAAAAAGAAACGCCTCGGGGGTCAGCCGAGGCGGTAAAGGGGTCACTATGAGGAGACTGTTGGCAACTGCAATCACCAACGAGGCTAGTGTATGACAGCAGTCCCCTCAGTGCAACAACATCCCGCATCTGTTGATGCGTACATCCGACACGGCTGGAGCCTTGTGCCAATCCCCCCAGGCACGAAGGGTCCGACAGGCGCGGCTGCGGTGGGCTGGAACAAGCGTGAGCGGTGCCTGAAAGACCAGACCCAACTGCCCCCAGGCTACGGCATCGGGCTGGCCCATGCGTACAGCGGCACGATGGCCTTTGACATCGACAACTGGGACGCTACGCTGGCGCAGGGGATCGACCTGCAAGCGCTCTACGATGCACCCGATGCTGTGATCATCAACAGTGGTCGCCCTGGGCACGGCAAGTTACTGTACTCGATGCCCTTTGGCCTCGCGCTGCCGAGCAAAAAGATTCTGGTTGGCGGCGTGACAGCCTACGAGTTGCGCTGCGCCACGGCCAACGGGTTGACGGTGCAGGATGTCTTGCCCCCGAGCATTCACCCAGACACCAAGCAGCCCTATCACTGGGCCGGTGACGGTCACTGGATGCGCCTGCCAGTGATCCCCCAGCAACTGCTGGACATCTGGCAAGAACTGCTGGCGCAGGACAAAGAGCGCACCATCGCTACCGGTGAGCAGGTTGACGCATCCTGGGAGGAGATCAGGCAGGCACTCGAGGCGATCCCTGCTGACTGCGCCCGCGAGGAGTGGATCAACGTCGGGATGGCTCTGCACTGGGCTGGCACCCAGACCGAGCAGCTTGACGCAGCCCTGCAACTGTGGAACGAGTGGTCCGCGCAGTCTGCGGCCAAGTACCCTGGTGAGCGCGGCATCGTGACGCAGTGGGTCAGCTTCAAGCCGGACAAAGCCACCGCTGTCAAGTTGGGGACACTCTTTCACATCGCCAAGCAACACGGGTGGCAGCGCCCCACGCCTGACGCGCACGAGTTGTTCAGCAAGGTGGAAGCCCCACCGATGGCCCCGGTCGATGTGCTGCAAGGGCTGCGGCCACCGCCACCTGAGATGGACATGGGGCTTTGGCCCTCGGTTTTGCAAACACGGGCGCTGGAGATATCCGACAGCGTTGGGTGCGACCCTTTGGTCCCTTTGTTCGCTGGGTTGAGCGCTGTCTGCGGGGTGGTTGATGCCCGCATCCGGCTTGAGTTGATGCCAGGGTTCAGAGTGCCGCCGGTGCTCTGGTTGATGACCCTCGGTGACCCAGCGGACAAGAAGTCACCCGGATCGCGCCCCATGCTGTCGCCGCTCAAGGACATCGAGTCCGAAGACCGGCCACGATACCAGAAGGAACTGCTGGACTGGGAGGGCAAGGAGGCCGCATACGCCAGTGCCAAAAAGTCGTTCCTCGAGTTCTCAGCTTCACCCGATGCCTTGCTTGGGGGCCAGCCGCCAGCCGTGCCCGAGATGCCACCGCAGCCTGTGCCGCTCAAGATCACAGTGAGTGACATCACCAGCCAGAAACTTGTGCGCTCTGCTGCCGAGCGGCCACGGGGGCTGCTGTGCCACCTTGATGAGATGAACTCATGGATTCGCAAACTGACCGACAAGCAAAGCGGCGAGGATCGATCAGCGTGGGTGGTGTCATACGAGGCAGAGCGGTATGAGATGGACCGCGTGGGCGCGGGGTCGATCCACTGCGAGAACTTGGCCGTTTCGATTTACGGCAACATCCAGCCACAAGTTTTTAAGCAAAACCTGGCCTCCCTCGCAAGCGATGGTCTGCTCCAGCGATTTATACCAGCGATCCTGCGGGGCAGCAAGACGCGCCTGGGTAACCCTGTGCCCGAGTACATGACAAGCGCCCAGGCATGGGAAAACACGCTGCGCTTGATCTATGCGCTGCCGCCCCAGACCTACAAGTTATCCCCAGACGCATACCATGCCTATCGGGATTTCCAATCATGGTACGAAGGGGCCAAGCAGGACGAGCGGCTCTTGAACGCATCCAGCGAATACATGACGGCATTTGGCAAACTTGAGGGCACCGCAGGCCGTTTGATTCTGTTGATGCACTTGATGGAGAACCCGTTCAGCCCGCAGGTCGATGTCGAGATTGTCCACAAAGTTGTCCACATCGTGCGGGGTTACGTGATCCCTGCGTTTCGGTATGCCCTAGGTGAGTTGGCCGGGGTGCTTGATGACTCGTTCGATCAGTGGATGACGGACTACATCATCCAGGTGAGCGGGGACACGCAGATGGTGGACCTGAGAAGCCTCAAGCGGTCAGCCAGAAGGCGGCTCGAGGGCAAGACCGAGTGGCAGAAGGATCAGATGGTGCTCGATGCCATGTACACACTTGAGAAGGCTGGCTGGGCCATGCAGATCGAGGAGAAAATGACCAAGCACCATGTGGTCTGGGCGATCAACCCGAGCATCTCGACCATGTTCCGCGAGTACCGCGAGAAGGTGATCAAGGCCAAGCAGCGGCATGCGGACTACATTTACCGCTATGCCACCGCCCAGGGTAAAGAGCGCAAATTGGTGAAGGGTTACGACCCCGAATCGATGGATTGAGGGTCATCGGATTTCTCCGCTTGACCCGCTTTGAAACCCAACTCGTAGGCCAACTCGACAGCATCGATGGCTGACGAGTCAGCGTTGCACAGGCGAAGGATTGCCAGCAGTTCGTCTTTGGTCATGTGTTCTTCTCCTTGAGTTGATAGTCTTTGAAAACAGTTCCTTTGCTTGCATCACCTTTCCAGCATTCACTTACCCATCCTCGTTTTCCAGATTTGTAGGTGCGCCAATGACCTCGCACTTGATGCCTGCGCGGGGTTGCGTGAGTGCCACCCTGTGAATCATTCTTTTGCTTTGGCGGTTCTACCAATACGGTGTGCCAGTCGAATGTCAGTGCCGATTTGCCTTTGGATTGCCTCTTTTGGTTGATGAAGGTTCGCCGTGGTGTTGGCCTGTAACCCTCGGACTGCATAGCCAATTTGATCACCACAGCAAGCACCATACGGTGCACTGGTTTGATGTCTTCTAAGGTTATTTCTTGGCCTTTGCGGTAAACCTTAAAACCATCTGGAGTTGCCATATATGCGTATGGCGGGAAATATTTGCCACCATGCCACATTGAACAACCACCAACAGTAACAGAGCCATCGCCCTGAGTAAGCCACAGAGCAAAGTCTTTACCTACAGTGTCAAAACCAACAATGCCAGTTCTTTTTGATGGCAAGTTCATTAAGAACTCGGCAGGAACTTTCATTGCGGGGGTTGTATCCATTTGACCAACATCAAACCACAAGGCTGTTTCTGGTTCAGGCGCAAACTTGACCGCTTTGCAAACCAAAGGCGTCATGTGTTCTTCTCCTTGAGTTTGGCTTCTATGGCTTCGGCAAACTCATTAAACCCACCACCCTCTTGCGTGTCATCAAAGGCAATGTCGATGTCTTGCTGAGTCAGCCCAACCCATTCACGCTGTGGTTGTGGGGTGGTGTAGACAACCCGAACAGTCGCTTGACCGTGGCGAACGTTGTAGTCGTAACTGTTTTTTGTTTGGTCAATCCACGAACCACTCGCCAATTGGTATTGATAGATCGCCACCGACTCCTGCTTCTCTTGCTTGTAAACGTCAGACGGGTACAGGTTCTGCGTGATAACTTTTCCGTCCTCATACCAAGTCTTTGTGCCAATCACAGGCTCCTGCTTCTCAGCCTGCGCTGCATGCTTTGGCGAAGCGCATACGTAACATTCTTTAAACGTTAATCCATGTTCGTATTTAGGCATTGCTTATTCTCCTTGCTCTAAAAATTCCCCGCACATCGGGATCGTCAACGCCATCACACTCGTCACCCACTGAGTACTTGACGACCTTGAACTGCATCTCATGTACCAGACCGCAGTCGCAGCATTTCATGAAGTATTGTTCTGGGTCAGGGCAGACCCACTCTGACCAGTCGCCTTCATTCTCAACCTCATGCACGATGAAGTCTTGCGGCAGTCCTCCGGGTCGGTATGCTGTGTCGTTGGGCTTCCACGCATCCTGCTTCTCAGCCTGCTCTATGGCTTGGCGTAGGGATGTAATGATTTGCTCATCAACCTCATCGCCAGCACTATGAAATTCCAACGCCTCAAGCGCTTGTTTCATTACTTCTATGCTCATGTGTTCTTCTCCTTGAGTTTGGCTTCCGCCCACCAGACAGCGGACTGCCATGCTTGTAAAGTTACCCAAGACTCTTTACAGCCTTGTTCAATTTCCTCATCCGTCAGCCCGACCCATTCACGCTTTGGTTGTGGGTGGGTGTAGAGGGGTGTTCCTTTGTTTGGCTCATCCCAAACTAAGTTATCACCGCCTTTGTGGTGCTCAATCCACGCCACAGGCTCTTGCTTCTCAGCCTGCTCTATGGCTTGGCGTAGGGATGTGATTGCTTCATTTTGATAGCGCCAAAAATCATCCTTGCCGGCGTACTCCAACGCATCCAGCGCCTGTTTCATTGCTTCTATGCTCATTGCATTCTCCCCTCGATCTCGGACGGGTCAACGTGCATCATCTGCCCGACATACACGGCAAACGATGCGCGGGTGTCGTCACCCAGTGGCATGGTGTTCAGGCGCTTCATAAACTCCTCGAGGGCGCTGTTCCAGCCTGATGCAAAGACCCAGCGGGCCGCGTCCTTGGGTGACAGGCCCAGGTCGCCATAAAGGCGTTCGTAGTGGTCATTGGCGTTCATGGTGGTTGACTCCTTCAAAGTGGATTTTCTGACATGACCGAATCGGTTGACCTTTTCAATCTGGATTTTCGGACATGACTCGATTCTGTGGGCAAAAACCCAGCGTGAAGCGCGGGAGCAAAGACCTCCAAAAAATTCAAAACATCGAGTAGCCGGATGAGCGCGGCTCCCGCGTTACGCTCTCCGCTCTCCCATTTGCGGAGCGTGAATACAGACACTCCCAAATAATCGGCCATTTGAATCTGTGAAAAATTGAGACGGGAGCGCAATTCGATGAGCCGATGAGAGAGCGCGGATTGTGTGTACTGTGACATATTAAGCCTCCAAAATACGGGATCAAAAAAACCCGGAGAGCGTGTCTCCGGGTACTGGGTGAGCGTGTCTCGCTCTACAAATCAAGAAAATGGGCTATTAACGGGAGCAAAATTGCTCCCGCGAGTGCAATTAAGAGAGCCGTTATCATGCGGCTCCCTCTGCGTTATCGATAGCCGTGAAAATCACGGATTTGTCATAGTCTGAGGTTACAGACGGAGCCGGATAATGTCCGGCCAGATGCTCGAAACACTCCTCAAAAAATGCGCGATACTCCGCATAATCCTGGGTTTCTCGCTGCAAATCCCGCAATTCATCACGGAGCCGCTCTACCTCATCGAGTAACGCGTCTCGCTCTGTTTGTGCATCATCGGTTTGGCCCAATACTCGAGCCGTCTCCGTGAATCCCTCCGCGTATGCCAAACGCTCACGCTCTGCAATTGTCAGTGAATCAAACATAGTATTTCTCCTCAAAATTGGTGAATGTTTCCATCATCTCCGATGTACAAATCCGCGCTCCCGGAGTGCTTCGCGGCTCGAGTGAGTGTGTCTCCAATGGGGCCAATTCCACGATCCCAGAATCCCGCTCCGTGGCCATTACGGGTGAGCCAAAAATCGTGGCCAATTTGCTCATCAGATAACCCAGATTCACGGAGCGCGGCTTTGTTACTCTCCACAAATTCGGATACATCGGAGCGCATGCGCTCGAGCGTCTCCGCGCTCAATTCATCGAATGAATAAACCTCAATTTGTACTGTTTCCATGATTTAAGCCTCCTCATCTATTTCTTCAATTACCTCAATTCGGATAAATCGAGAGCCCTCGAATATCTCAATTACCTCAAATTTAATACCTGCTCCATCTAACAATTGGTAAATTTCCAATGCTGTCATGATTCAAGCCTCCACAGTTACAAAGTAATGACGGCCATACACTGTGGCCCCAAATTCTCCGGCTTTGTCGCTCTCGATTGTGTCGATAGTCTCCTCATCTTCGCGGCTCCATCCATTCCCTTGAGCATCTTCGCGCATTAAATCCCGGACATATTCGAGCGCATCATCCGGCTCCTCAAATTCCACCGGCTCCGCGTCTGGGAGATATCCGGGAAAATTCCATCCGGCCAGATAACGCGGCTTACATGATTTACACGCTCCGGGATAACGCTCCGCATAATCGGCCATTTCGTCATAAGTCTCAAAATCATGCTCCTCACCACAATCAGGGCATGAGTAGCACCACGAAACATCGAAACCGATAGAGCAATACACACAACCCGGCCAGTCTTCATTCCAAACCCAGACATTCCCAGAGCCTTGATTCACTCCGGCTTGAGTGTGTTTGTCTACACTCATTCCGGCCAGTTTGACCTCATTCAGGCAAGCTATGAGCCGCTCCAAATCGGCTCCCTCGAATTGTTCAAATAAGTTACTCATTGGGTTACTCCTCACAGTTACAGAGAAAAAAGAAAGACACACACAATCCACAAAGCCGCGAGCGTGAGCGCGGCTCCTCCAATGATGAGGAGCCAATGCGGCTCACGCTCCTCACGCTCACGCATGTATGGATAGTCTCGATGATTGTTCATCTCAATACTCCTCACGCAATACACGCTCTACCTCCGCATCATCTCGCTCACGGAGAGCCTCCACAATTGCGGGATTCTCGAGAGCCAATGATGGAGGGATTGTGTACTTTTCACACAATGCTGCAAATTCGGATTTGGTCATAGTCTTACTCCTCACGGGTTACGGGTTACAGAGAGCGCGGCTCACTTGAGCCACGGATACATTGTGGCCCATTGGGTGAGCCGTGTCAAGCATTCGATGAAATAACCCAGTAAACCCAATGGGTATTGAGTATCCGTGGCCCATTGGGTAATGAGTTAGCAAACTGTGACAAATTGCCCTTTTATCTCAAGGGTAAGGATTCAAGGATTCTGAAAAAAAAGACCCAATGGAAAAAGTATCAATCTGGGGGGTCGCCTGCGCGAAAGTAACAATTGTCACACTCCCTCGAATTGACCCAATGGGAAAGGGAATTCCTATGTTTCTGTGGCCCATTGGGTGAGAGCCTCAAGGGAATTCCCGCTCACTGGGTGAGCGCTCGAGAATCCCAGATTTTGTGTGTCTGTAACCCATTGGATCAATACCCATCGGGTTAATTGCTCCAGCTCATTGGGTGAGCGCGGAGCCACGGAGACGCGGGAGCCGGAGCCACGGGAGCCGCGCTCCCGGTGCCCGTGATTTTGGAGGGTTGATTTGGGTCGAGGGGGTGGGGGAGGGCCGACGG